TTCCCTGGGAACGTCCGACCTCCCATCGCAGTAGAAACTGAACTGGCATCTGTCCTTGACCGGGAGGCCTTTGACGTGCCTGCCTTCCTTAACCACTCCACAGACGGAGCCTGGGAAGCGAGGATGCTGGGTCCGGTTGAGGATTGTCTGCCCGACTGCGATCTGCCCTGCCGTGCTTTCACTTTTGCTTTCCCAATATATGGCAGTTGCCATGCACTCTAGAGAGTCTGAATCCACCAGGGATCTGACTGCCTGAAGAGAGGTCAAACTGATGAGAAGCAGAATCCCTGCTGATGTCATTAATTTTGTAAATATAAGCCACTTTTATTCCGGGTTTTCTTCAGAGTTTTCTTGTTCTCTGATGTCAATTAATGCCTGTCGATATCCTAACATTTGTTGCAGTTTAGTTTGCATCTCAGGAATCAATTGTTGAAGTTTTGCTATCTCAGCATCACATTGTTCTTTAGTCAGTGACATTATGCTTTTTCTAATGCGTTAACTTTTTCTGATAGTTCTTTTATTGCTTCAACCATGTACGCAAGAATCCCCTTACTGTTAATCCCCCATAATTCCTCTTCTTTACCATCAATTTCTTTGATTTGTTTTATACCAATTTCAGGATTAATTGCATGGAGATCCTGTGCAAAAAACCCGATTGTCGGTATGTCAATTCCATTTTCTAAATCACTTAAAAAATTAAAACGATGTGCTTGCATTTGTGTTATTGTGCTAAGACCTTGACCACTTTCAATTTTTCCTAAATCTCTTTTCTGATTTTTGTCTGAAACTGTTTTCAGAAAACCACTTGCGTCTGTTTGCACATCTGCACTACCAGCGAAAAAAGTCCAAACTAATCCACCTGTTTGTATTGTAATTGCTCCACCACTTGTGGCAGCTTTCAAACTTATGGATTCAGCAGAAGGATTAAAAGAACTATTAGCAATAGAAACAGTCCCATTATCCCCTTGTATTTCAAAAACATTTGGAAGCGTGTCACTTTCAATTCTAAAGTCTTGATCAAGACCATCTTCATTGAAAACAACACCAGTCGTTCCAGAGAAACGCATCATTTCTGCACGACCATTAGTTCCTAAAGAAGTGTTATTATTAGCAGTATTTATCTGAAAATGACCCCCGTTGTCTGCCAACTTAAAAAGAGCATCTTGGTCAGTAGATTCTAAGTGAAGTAAGTTATTATCAGCACTTTTTACATGGAGAGGCATATCTGGGTCTGCGGTGCCAACCCCAACCCGTCCATTATCCCCTTCAACTACCAGTTTCCCAGAACCAACATTAAAATCATCCCCTGCATCAGTTCCTAAGGTGACCCCGATTGATGTCCCTGCTTTTGATGAAATAGTTGCAACTCCAACATCACCATCTTTTACAAGAACACCATCAATCTCTACTCCATGGTCAGTTGTTTTTTCCTGAATATCATCAGTTTTGACAATGCTATCCTTAACCAACACACCTTCAATCTCAACTCCATGATCTGTGGTCTTTTCAATGACATCATCTACCTTAATTTTATTGGTAAAAATTGAATCACCAGTTCCTTTTGGAGTTATATTGAGATCAATATTGGAATCATCCCCCTTCGCCTCAATGGTAGGTCCGTTCCCTGTGGCAGCGTTAGTGATCCCCACATGATTGACGGCAGACCCGGTGGCCGTAAAATCCACCAGTTCATTCTGATTGGCATCTGCTATGAGGTCGGAGGTTGCATTCACTGCTCCCACGATGGTGTCCAGATCCACATTTATAAATCCGCCCCATAAATTATTATCTCCGCCATCAGTAGGTTTTTGGAGATTTTTGGCAGTTCCTGCGGTCTTGGAAAACGTGAAAAAATCAGAGGTATTGGAAGCCATATATTATCGGTAGTAAATAGGGTTACTCACGGCACCTGAAAAGTATGGCCGTTTAATTGACATATTGAGTGCCGTGCCTGGGTTCTCACCCCTCTCATCGTAGATCACCAATTGCTGCATCCTCTCTTCAGTCAGGGCCTTCCATACTGCAATCCTGGGGTCATCGATCAGGTAGGGTGCAGAGTGAACCAGAGATCCATAAAGATAGAGATCCGGGTGACTGGTAAGGAGAAAATTTGTTGTATTGGAATCAGAGAGTGCTTGGATTTTTTTGTAGTAGGTAATTTCCACCGAATAGGTCGCATCTGGCACCGGGCCGAGTTCCAACTCAAGTCCTATTAATCCGTAGCAAATAGGCCTTCCAGTTGCTCCTGCTCTCTGGAATCTAAACTCATCCATGGCCTGGGGGGTCTTGAATTCAAGAACAATCGGTCCCCCTGAGGTTGGTTCCAGGGTGATGTTCTTCAGTTCCAGATAGTCTGTGAGATCACTGGAAAGGTCGGTGTACTGGGAGTTCACTGTAATGGTGGATCTGGTCACCATAGACCTCAGTCTGAGCCTCCGGTTGAATTCTGCCTCTGCCAGTTCAATAAATTTTTCAATGACAGTGGACCCATCGGACTGGTCGGTGGCCAAGTCAGATCGGTTCAGAAAATCACCGATTGAGGCCTTCAGATTTGCATAGTTGGAAATTGCCATCAGGCTGCCTTTTTCGCAGGTGCTTGGTACTCTTCCATCCGGGCCTTCAGCTTTTTGATCAGAGGCTCGAACTCATTATCTTTCCATTTGATATAGGCCTGTCCTTCGTTCTCTCCGACCTTTCGATCTTTCAGTTGCCAGTCTCCCCATCCATCTCCGAAGTATTTGAGAGTGCCCAGTTCAGTCCCTATGTCGTACCAGGCATTCGACCAGAACCACTTATTCTCCAGGAAAAGGGATCCGACATGCTTGACCAATTCTCCTCCAATGCAGGGATGGGTAGGGAGTTTTTCGTCAAATACCCGATCAGGTCCATAGAAAACGTCCCAAGGCCCACATCTCTGGGCCATGCGCTTTGCCCAGTCCAAACCAGGCACAAAATCATCAGTGGTGATCATGTAATGCTTCAGGCCTGGATAGAGGGCCACCACATCAAGATTGTCGGTTGTTTCCCACCCATCAGGTGCATCGATTTTC